GAACCCACCCAAAAGAAGATCAGATTGAAGAAGAAAGAATAGGCAACGAACCGGGATGAAGGGATAACTTGCAATTATTTCTGACCGGCTCCCTTGCTATTTGTTTTGTAGCAATTTAATAATTTGCAGAATCGATCTAGAGACATGATAATCTGAAATTGGTAATTACATCAAGGGAGAAATGACATATGAAATCTACACCGTTTTTGGTAGGCGGCAAAGAGCTTAGCCTAAGGTATGAAAACAAGCAACAGCAAGACATCAAGCACAACGCACCTAAGAAATTCTTCCCGGATGCCAAGGGCTTGAGGTTCAAATCTGCAATGGAGATCCTCAACCACCTCGGAGATACAGACATCGAGATTTACCTCTTGCAGAAGGGCCTAGAGTGGTCCGGCTCTGGCGTTGAGAAAGTGACTGAAGATATCGCCGGGCAACTCAGGCAGGATTATCTTGAAGAAGGCGAGGCCGATTCCGGCGAGAAATATGAGGCATTCATGGCTCTATTGGCTGATGCGCTGAGTCTCAACGTGATCGGTGCAAGCGGAAAAAAGCTCAAGGAGAAGGGCGAAGCTATCCAGGAGAAGACCAAGGATCAGAAGGTCGAGGAGCTGGCGATAATCTACGAAGCTCAGAAAATAGCGAACGAGCGGATATTGGAGAGGAAGAATTTGAGCAGCTTGCCATCGGACTCCTAGACCTATCATATGAGGAGTTCCTGAAATCCACTCCTCCTGAAATTTCTATCAAAATCGAAGCCTGGAACGATGCTAGGCGAAGGGAAAAGCTCAGAGACTATGAGGCTATCAAGCTCTCTGGATGGGCTTATAATGCCCCGAAAGAATTTCCATCGTTTGCTCAATTCTATCCAGAGCACGTAGTTCCGCCAAAGGAGCCGCACGCCATGACGGATCAGGAAGCTAAAAGGGACATTCTAAGAATGGTCCCTTGATTTTTTGATAATGAACTTTTGAATATTTTTATTATACTTATGAGGTTACTACATGCCAGGTGAAATGGTTGGATCGGCCTATGCCAAGATCTCGTTAGACGACAAAGAACTGGATAGTGGCCTCAATTCGGCCAAAGGCAAGTTTTCCGCCGCTGTGAGCAGCATGGAAGGCAAGGCGGTCAGTGTAGGCAAATCCATAGGGACCGCACTTGCAGCCGGAACGGTGGCCGCTGGCGTTGCCATTGCCGGAGTTGCCACAGTTGGCGTCAAGTCCTATATGGACATTGAGAGTGCGGCGGCTGATGCTGCCTCCAAGATGGATCTAGGGGAGATTGCTCAAAAGAGCGGTAAGACCGTAGGCGAAGCCTTCTTGGGAATCAAAGAGCATGTAATAGCAGTATCCAGGGAGCTTGGTCAGCTCAATACAAACGCATTTGACCCCACCCAGATAGCGACGGCCTTGGCGGGGCTGGCAGCAGGTGGATTTGATGTAGCGTCAGCCAGCGCAGCCAATCTTTCGCCTATCCTGTCGTTGGCAACAGCTACAAGCTATGATCTGGCAGATTCCGCCAAGTTGGCTATGTCAACTCTTAATCAGTTTGGCATGGGTGTTGATGAGCTTGGCCGGGTGTCCGACGTCTATACTTTAGCGTCTGGAAAATCCGCTGCTGGTATGAAAGACTTTGATTATGCGATGCAACAGGCCGGGCCGGTGGCAAAAGGCGTCGGGATGTCTTTCGAGGAGTTGACCGCCAGAATCGCTAAGTTGGCCGATTCCGGGTATTCTGGCGAAAAAGCAGGCACCGCGCTTAGAACTGCCTTCATGGCCCTGACCAGTCCGACAAAGACTCAGGAAGAGACACTTGCCAAGTTGGGCTTAACATTCGATGACGTTAACCCGCGCGTCCATTCGTTCTCTGAAACAATGGATCTGTTGCTTTCCAAAGGCGCGGACATCTATGATTTTGGCGAGATCTATGGAAAAGAAGGCGCTGCAATCGTATATTCTACTGCCCAACAGAATACAGCAGTCAAGGGCCTAACCTCCGAACTAGTCAATTCCAAGGGCGCTGCGGAGCAAATGGCCAAGCTCATGCTTGACACTCTAAGCGGTTCCTTCGATGCCGCTATGGGCGCTGCAACCGATTTGGCCATTGGCATTGGGCAAGATCTGGCACCTACTGTTAAGGGGCTGCTGGATTGGTTTTCGGCAACGGGTGCGCCCGCCATCCGAGGTCTATATGCTGCATTCAAAGAGGGTGATTGGGGCAAGATAGGAGATACGATTGGTCTAACGGCTGATCGCATAAAAGCCGCCATAGCTGGCATAGGTTCTGGCCTGGGGATTGCCGCGATTGGTGCGGGATTCATGGCATTGGTCCCTGTCGTCGCTGCAATGTCGTCGGGAATACTAGCCCGTTGGACCGCCCTGAAAACTGGAACAATAGCTAGCACCCTCGCCACCAAAGTTGCTGTATTATCAAATTTCGTAGCAATGAAAGCCAGCGCGATCGCTAACGCGCTATTGACATCAAGCTCTACCATAGTCGCGTTTGTGGCAATGAAAGCGCAAGCAATCGCTTCAACTGCTGCAATGGTGGCCGGGGTTCTTGCGGGATATGCTTCAATGGTGGTGGGTGCATTATCTTCAGTTGCAACTCTGGTGGCGGGAACAGTTGGAGGAATAATCTCAATCGGTACTGCCATCGCCGCGCCCATTGCTCTGATAGTGGCAGGATTGGCGGGAATTGGCTTGGCTCTCAACCCAGGAAAATTTGAAATCTTCGGAAAGATCGCAACCGACACGTTCAATGGTATCAAGGATGTCGTAAAAGACGTTTGGGATGCTATCCAAGATGGTGATTGGGACAAAGTAGTGGATCGTCTCAAAGAAGCATTCAAAGATGCGTGGGACTATATCAAACGGATTGATTGGGCCGGGCTTGGGTCGGACATCGTTGAGATGGTGTCTGATGGTGCAAAGGCCATTGTTAATGCCGTTTTCAAGCTGGGCGATTGGATCTACACAAACGTAACCAAATGGGTTGATGGAAGCGGTCCCAAAAAACTTGGTCAAAACATAGTCGATACTATAGCAACTGCCATCAAGGGGTGGCTCGGATCGGATACCTCGATATGGGGCGCGCTGTCGAAGGTTTGGGGCATGGCATCTGATTGGTTGTCTCTCGGATGGGAGATAATCAAGGGAATAGGTAGCGGCATATTGGGCAAAATTCAAATCTACTTAGCACCTGCAAAAAATCAATTCTTGGATTTTGTAAAGAGTATAGGGGATGCGTTTTTCGGCTTGGCTGCAACCATAACAAGTTCCGTTGGTGGCGCGATAAACAAAATGGGCGAATCCGCTGCTGCGCTGGTTACCTGGATGGGGCAAAACATCCCAGGTGTGGCCGCCATGTTGTCGAGTGCCGCTAGTTCTTCTTCTGGTGTTACGTCAAAAACGAGTAGTAGTTGGGTTGGAACAAGATATGTCACCACGGACGGTAAAGTATTTACAGACCCGGCAGCAGCACAAGCTCACCAGACGGCTATATCAACCACCGGAGATGTATCAGTATCAGGTATTAGTTCATGGGGCACACAGAAAATATCTGCATATGACTTATATAAACAAAAACAATCGTCTGCAAAAATATCTGGTCTAATGGATTGGTACACCCCAATGGGGTCGGAAGGCGAGACTTACGCCGCACCAAACGAACCTGTGACCTCTGAGGCAAATAAGCAAAGCGGTTCATGGTCATCAACCCAAGTAGCAGAAGGACAAACCATCGGCGAAAGTATGGGGGAGGCATTCTCTGACACAGTGGATAAAAATTTCGAGGTAACCTGGACGCCGATCTCAAAAACGGTCGCAGATGGAAAAACCGCATGGGATGAATACATCGACGGTCTAAAAACACATTTGGTAAGTTACAAAACCACGATGGGATTGATCACCAATGAAGAAATTGCCGCTTCCAAGGAAATTGGCACATTCACATCCAACACGCTGAAAGACGGGGCGTTATTCTTCAAGGATCTGACCATAAGCACTGCGAAAGATGCATCCACAATCACATCTCATGCATCCAAGGCGGCTGAATCCATCCTCATAGGCGGATCACAGACAGCTGCTAATGCCATCCGGTTAGGCTCCGAGGTCGCTGCCAATTTCACCACCCAGGCGGGGCAAGCCGTCAAGATCGGCCTCGATGCATCTGGTAGGGAGATAGCTGTAATAGGCCAGGTGGCGCAGCAACGGTTTACTCAGGCGGGTGGCATCCTATACGACAAGGTACAAGTCGCTGGTAGTGATCTGCAAACCAAAGGATTATCTACCGGAAATTCGCTAACCACTGGCGGTACTAACGCAAAATCCTCACTCGAAACCGGCGCAATGGGCGCAAAAACTTCTCTGCAAACCGGTGCTAACACCATTGGTAGCGCGCTTCAAACGGGTGCCAATGCCATCGGCAACGCCGCTAACATGGTCGGACAGGCCGCATCAAAGCTGCTCGGATTTGACGTTGCGTCTCTGTGGAAGAGTACAATGGGTACTCTGAGTACATCATCATCGAGTTCGTCAGGCAGCTCTAGCACCGCACACAACTACGGCACTACCTCATGGGGTACGCAACTCCATTCGGCAGAATTCTCATCATGGGGCAAGAAAGCCACAGGCGGCAAGACATCTGGCCCGGAACTCTCCTTGATCGGCGAAGATGGCTCTTCTTATCCTGAGTATGTCATCCCGACCAAAACCAAACGATGGGATCTTCTGTTGGCCGCAATGAAAGCCTACGGCATTCCGGGATATGCAGAGGGTACTTCAACCGGTAGCGCCACAGAGGACGCGGTTGATGCTGACAAGATGACAGCGTATTTTGGCATCACCGGTCTTGCCAGCATGTCCAAACAGGTGCAAAAGATCATCAGTAACCTAAAAGATTTCTTTAGGATCTCATGGGGTATAATCAAGGCAGAAGGCTCAACCTACTGGAAGCAGATTAATGCCGTTCTGACAACCGAAATAACCAGCATCCGAGATACTGGCTGGCAAGCAGCCATAGATATCAGGAATGCATGGCTAACGACCAGCTCCGAAATTCTGGATGACGCGAAGGCACAATGGGCGAGCTATTGGCCATCCATAGAACCGTCCATAACCAGCCTGCAATCATCGATAATATCATCATTTGAGCAAGCAGGAGACGGGGCCAAATATGCTATCGACAGCATGGTGATGAACTCTGAAGCGAGCCTACAAGCTTTCCAACAAGATTGGGCTGACATTTGGGCGCAGCTCGTGACTGATATGGAGGACGCGCAGACAAAGATATCGGAAGGCGTCGCGGCGATCGCCGAAGCACTGGCGTCAATATCAGTGAATGTGAACATCAACGCAAATATCAGCAGTGGAGGAGGCGGTGGGACATCATATAGCAGCAGTGACAGTAGCGGCGTGGTGTCTGGTAATAGCAGTGGTGCAATACAGTTCACAGATTGCCTTTTCGAAGGATTCACGGATTCATGTACCGGGGTTCTGGTTAATCCGCTGATTTACACGAATCCGCAGGGCGTCACCAGCTACATAAATCCGATGACGTACAACTCAACTGGCGGGATATCGAATTATCAAGGCGCGGCCAGTTCTGGGAATTCATCGAGTTCATACACGTTGCCCGCTATATTCGCCGCACATGGCGCTCTACTAGACGAAGGCCCCAAGAAGATCATTGCTGGAGAAGCGGGTCCGGAAATTGTCCTGCCCGCGAAGCTGACCAGGATGTTCACAAGTCTTGCAGATATGGGATTTGGACAAGCTGGAAAAGCAAACTCTGATCGAATAGTTATCGAGGACCACACCGAGCATCATTGGTACATGGATGGGAAGGAAGTGACCAATACCATCATGGATCGGGTTATGAAGAAAATGCAGCTCAGGGGCGCAGTGCCCGCGAGATAGGAGGGATAGAAATACCAGACACATCACTCAATCACGGTCTGGCTTTGCCATTGGCGGCGGATGGCGGCCAGACCTTTTACACCGGATTGCACACAAATTTTGAAACTATAGACGCTGTGTTGCCTCTCAATGGATGGGTGGCGGCGGGTGAGACTTGGACTTATGCTGCTAGTGATGCGCCAAGTTACACGTTTACGATTACCGGCGACAAGACCACAAAATATTATCCTGGAATGCGTATCAAGCTCACGGATTCGACTGTAAAATATTTCATCATCACAAAGGCAAGTTATTCATCGCCAAACACAACCATCACAATCTATGGCGGAACCGACTATACGCTATCTGGGGGGGCTATAACTCTGCCTTACTATAGCATGATGAAAGCACCGGCTGGGTTTCCACTAAGTCCGGCTAAGTGGACCGTCGAGCTGTCCGACGCAAGCGGAGCACACCAAGACAGTCCAACCCAGAATACCTATTACAATCTGGGGTCATTGTCTCTTTCGATTCCAATTGGCGTTTGGAATGTAAGTTTCGAGGTAATAGCAATCGTTGCTGCTGCGAGTGGGACAATGGCAGAGATGCTGGCTGGTGCATCGACTGCGGCAGATAGCTTCACGGACTCGAATTTGAAAGGCAGAGCATATCTTGGAGGAGTAACTAATGGGATCTACATCGGGATTCTAACCAGGTCTGGCGTGGTAACACTGACCGCGAAAACAACCTATTACCTGGTGGCACAGACCACGCTTGCCGATCAATACATTATCCAGTTTGGTAGCGCGACGGATGCCAATACTGTACTAAGAGCAACATGCGCGTATCTCTGAGGCATCTATGTTGATATCGATTGGAACTACCAAGCTCTACACTGAGAAGACCTTAGCAGAAGCTTTGGGTAGCGATGACAGCACGCCGCTCTCTACGTCCATGCCAGATAGTCTAACATTGGCGGAGATCTTCTCGGTCAATTCTCTGATTCTGAATGAGTCTGGTATTCAGATAGAACATAATGTGGATGGCCGGGCTACAAGTTCGTTCACTGCATATGATAGCGCGGGATCTTTGACCTTCTACGAACGGCAAAAGGTCGAATGCAAGGATTTGGATAATAATCTGCTATTTGCAGGACTTGTGCAATCTGCGGAAGAGGTCAAGGTCCCAGGCACGGATATCAAGTTTCATTCCATCGATGCTACAGACTTCACCGCTATGCTCGACTGGAGGGTAATCGATTATGCAGCAGAGGATACGCTGGCGGGCGATGCTGTAAAAGCCATCATGACTGAATACCTGGCAGAAGAAGGTATCACAGAAGGCTACATAGAGGATGGTGTAGTTCTTACTGAGATCTCCTTGGGAGATGTGACGGCCACTGTTGCCTTGCAGAAGCTCGCTGACAGCCAGGGATTCGTTTTCTATCTGGATTATGATCTCAAGCTATATTTCCATGCCAGGACGCTGTATGCTGCCGATTGGTCAATCACCGATGGCGAGGATATTCTGTCAGACAGCTTGTCGTTTGTTCATACAAATCCTGACTATCGTAATACTGAGATAGGGAAAGGTGGCTATGCTGAAACCGATCTGATGACGGATACTTTTATCGGAGATGGTACAACTAAAACATTTCCACTTGCTTATCCTGTCAATAGGATGAGTACGGTTACGGTGGGCGGATCGGCCAAGACTGTAGGCCAGAAAGGCACTGATACCGGGAGCTATGACAGCTATTATGCGATCCAATCAGAGACGTTCACGTTTGAAGTAGCTCCTGCGAATGCCGCTGCGATCATCATAGAATACTATGGCTTGTGGAAGGCCAAGTCGAAGGCCGAAGACCTCACCGCGATAGCCGCCAATGCTGCTAGGCAGGGGGTGGGCAGCGGCAAGGTCGAGCACATCACAGTAGATGATAGCCTAACCAGCATCGAGAGTATGGGCGAGTACCTGAATGCTACCCTGGCGAACTATGCGGTCGATGGTGTCACCGTAAAATATAAGACAAGAACATCGGGTCTTGCAGCTGGAACCCTGCAGCACATCCATTTGCCTGACATGGCTGCCGGGTTGGATTTTCTGATCACGAACGTATCTGAATCTTGGAAAGTTGGAGGTGCCGAATATTCGGTATCGGGCTGCTATGGCCCGGTGCAATCCGAGTGGGATACCTTTCTTAATACATCGTTCCAAGCAGTACAAAGTTCTATCAGTGAAGGCATAGACGCCGCTGGGGTAACGAAATTATATAACATTGCACATACCTTTTTGACAGGGGATCGGCCAAACCCGTTTACTTCTGCCCCTATTGGGGCCGGTCTTAGGGTGGATTCTGACCTATGGCCTTCTTTCAGTCCATTGGATAGAGTGGAGTATATCGAATTTCATTATGGGGGCGTGGCGTTCTTCCGCAAAGCCCATACAAGCGTTGTCAATGAGATAACTGATGATATCCGTTCGTATTCGTATATTTCGCCAGCAGAGGCAGTCGGGTCAATCTCCGAGATTGTCCTATGGGGCGGCGATAGTGCAACGGGGACAATTGGCAGCGGGGTGGAATTGTTTAGAGTTGCCTTCGTAAAGACAAAAACCGTACTCGAAAGTTATCAAATAAATGCACAATATCTCAAAGGAGCATGAGAAAGTCTTAAATAGTATCGCAGCGTATTGATTTTGAGGCTAGGAGATGGCTGATCCCCATTTCCGAAAGAGGTTTTCCTGAATCCTTCGCCTCATCAGATCTATTCAGGAATGCATGACAGGAGATGTATTAGTATGCTGGTAGAATGTAAATGTGGTACATGTGGTAAATCATTCTTTGTAAAACCTTCCAAGATACCAGACGGGCGTGGTAAATATTGCTCCGGGGCATGTCTTAATAAATCCAAGGGCGAACCTCCGATAAAGCGAAAGTGTGGGCGATGTGGAAAAGAGTTTGTGGTTTGTGCATCGGCAGTAAATCGGGGAAAAGGCAGATTTTGCTCTATTGTATGCTCGAAGGGACATCCTAAGATAACCAGAAAATGCAAAACGTGCGGAAAAGAGTTTCAACTTTATTACAAAGATGCACTAAGAGGAGATGGACAATATTGTTCAAAGGATTGCTATTTTAATCGCCCGGATAAACCAGATAGAAAGATCATGCGCATATGCGAATTATGCAAAATAGAGTTTCCTATCTATGAAAGCGAATTGAAATCGGGTCAGGGACGGTTTTGTTCACGCATGTGCCATGATAAATATCAATGTGGCCCAAATGCTCCTAATTGGCGTGGTGGAATTTCGAAAGTTTATTGTGAGAAATGGACAGAAGAATTGAGGGAATCCGTCAGAGAAGCATTTGGCAGAAAGTGTTATCTTTGCCCAACCACAGAAAAAGATAATGGATCAAAACTATCCGTTCACCACATAAATTTCGATAAGCAGAGTGGATGCTTCGGAAAACGTTGGAATTTAGTACCACTGTGTAAGAAACACCACGCAAAAAGTTCTGGTAATAGGTTTGAATATTTTAACCTTCTCATAAACCATTGGGTAATGAATACAGAAATTCATTTCAGGGGGGATGATCCTGGTATATACTCCTTCAGTTTGGTTGGAGACTAACCTCACCACTGCGCAAAAACTCTCTTTTTTGGATAATTTAGAAACCATGTATT